AACGGAGCCTCCTCGTGGGTTTAAGGACTTGGAAGACGATGAAGATACTACTACTTGACATTGAAACAGCACCGAATACAGCTTATGTCTGGGGATTATTTAAACAAAATATTAGCATCAGTCAGATCGTGGACTCCAGTGCAATGCTGTGTTGGGCTGCTAAGTGGCTTGATCAAGAAGATGTCATGTTCAGCAGCATTATGGGTGGACGCAAGAAAATGCTACAGCGCATCCATAAACTTCTGGACGAGGCTGACGCAGTAGTCCACTACAACGGTTCTAGGTTCGACATTCCTACGCTCAACAAGGAGTTCCTTGAGGCTGGGATGCCTCCGCCTAGTCCGTATGCTCAGATTGACCTTTTGAAGACGGCACGACAGCAGTTCCGGTTTCCAAGCAACAAGCTAGACTATGTTGGCCGTGCTCTGGGATTGGGACAGAAGGTGTCTCACGAAGGCTTTGAGTTGTGGATCAAGTGCATGAACAAAGACAAGGATGCCTGGAATCGAATGCAGGCGTACAATGTCCAAGATGTTCTGTTGCTTGAGAAGGTGTACAAGCGGTTCCTGCCTTGGATCAAGAACCATCCTAATCGCGGTGTTCATACGGACACTGACCATGTTTGTCCTACTTGCGGGAGTCACAATGTCCAAAAGCGAGGTTATAATCACACGAAAGCAGGCCGATACCAACGATATCAGTGCCGAGACTGTGCAACTTGGTCAGCAGCTAAGGGAACAATTAGTGAGTCGAGGGATACTCTCAGACATATCGTGTAAGACATGCTTCTATGGTCCAACAAGGCAAACCCTACATCGTATCTGTGATACCTGCTTTACTCTAAAAGGCACACAGTATGAGAACTGGGTTGATAAGAACATCTACGCTGAAACGACCAAGGAAGAAGAGCAGAACATGGATGCTGTTAGTAAGCCTGCACACTATAACTACAGCACCATCCAACCGATTGATGCAATAGAGGCTTGGAAACTAAATTTCAGGTTATCTAATGTAATTAAATATGTTGCCAGACACAAGCAAAAGAATGGAATTGAAGACTTACGGAAGGCGCTCTGGTATCTCCAGCGCGAGATTGATAACTATGACCCTGACGTTTAACGATTTAAAGGATCGTCTAAAGGCTCTGGATGAAGTAACGCTTCTGGAGCTTTTAGACTTGAAGAGCGAAGACATCGTAGACAGGTTTGAAGACCTGATTGAAGACAAACAAGAACAACTAGAGAAGGAATTTTGATGACTCCGTATCAAACCTACATTGCCAAGAGCCGTTATTCACGCTACTTGGACACCCAAGGCCGTCGAGAGCACTGGCCTGAGACAGTCAATCGTTACTTTGACTTTATGGAAGGACACCTGAGGAAGAAGCACAACTATCTCTTGCCTCCTGAGCTTCGCAAGGAACTACAAAATGCTGTGACGAACCTTGAGGTTGTGCCGTCTATGCGAGCGATTATGACCGCAGGAGAAGCCCTGGATCGTCAGAATGTGGCAGGATACAACTGTTCGTATCTGCCTATTGATGATCCTAAGGCATTCGACGAGGCAATGTATATCCTTCTCTGTGGTACTGGAGTAGGCTTTAGTGTTGAGGAAAAGTATGTCAATCGTCTTCCGGAAGTTCCTGATCATTTGTATGACTCTAACACTGTGGTGGTCGTCAAGGACTCTAAGGAAGGATGGGCAAAGGCTCTCAGACAGGTTATTGCCCTCCTGTATGCCGGAGAAATACCTAAGTGGGATGTCTCCGCAGTACGTCCTGCTGGCGCACGGCTTAAGACATTCGGGGGCCGCGCAAGTGGTCCAGAGCCGCTTGTCGAGCTTTTCCGCTACGCTGTCGCTAAGTTCAAGACAGCCGCTGGTCGTAAACTTCACTCAATCGAATGTCACGATCTCTTGTGCAAGATCGGGGAAGTCGTTGTGGTTGGAGGCGTACGGCGTTCTGCTATGATTAGTTTGTCTGACTTGAGCGATGACCGTATGGCTCACGCTAAGGCAGGTAATTGGTGGGAAGGCAACGCACAACGAGCATTGGCTAACAACTCGGCAGTCTACACGACCAAGCCTTCAGTTGGTCAGTTCATGCGCGAATGGTCTTCTATTTATGAATCACACTCTGGTGAACGAGGAATCTTCAATCGGTATGCTAGTCAAACTCAGGCGGCTCGTAATGGCCGTCGTGACCCCAATCAGGAATGGGGAACGAATCCCTGTAGTGAAATTATTCTACGCCCTTATCAGTTCTGTAATCTTAGTTCTGTCATTGTGCGTCCTGGCGATGATTACAGTGCTCTTGAGCGTAAAGTGCGTCTTGCAACTATCTTGGGAACTTGGCAGTCAACGCTTACGAACTTCCCGTATCTTCGCAAGATTTGGCAAAACAACACCGAAGAAGAACGACTGCTAGGCGTGTCAATGACGGGTATTCTGGACAATCCGCTGCTGAATAATCCAGACAATCCGAATCTTCCAACAATTCTTGAGGAACTAAAACTTCATGCTGTACATGTTAATGCTGTCCATGCTGACGCTATCGGCATCAACCGCAGTGCTGCTATCACAGCTATCAAACCTGAGGGTACAGTCTCCCAACTCACGGGCACTGCTAGTGGTATTCATCCTCAACATGCTCAGTTTTATATCCGTCGCGTACGCTCTGATAATAAAGACCCTCTCACTGCCTTCTTGAAGTCTCAAGGCTTTCCTGCTGAACCTGACTTCTACAAGCCAGACAGTACGACAGTCTTTAGTTTCCCGGTAGCGGTTGCCGAAGGTGCATTGCTGCGAGAAGACTTGGATGCTATCAAGCACCTGAGGCTCTGGCTGTTGTACCAGAAGCACTACTGTGAGCATAAGCCTTCTGTGACCATCTCGGTTAAGGAAGAGGAATGGCCTACAGTAGGAGCATGGGTATGGGATAACTTTGATCACATCACAGGAGTATCATTCCTTCCGATGGACGGAGGAACCTATAAACAAGCCCCGTATGAGACTATTGATCGTGCGGAATATGAACGCCTAAAGGCTGCAATGCCTGCGGGGATTGATTGGGACGCATTTGTGGAGAAAACTGACAATGTAGAAGGAGCACAGACACTGGCTTGTACAGCAGGTGCTTGTGAGCTACCGTGAACTTCATAGTACAGTTTAGGCTCGGTATCGGCTTCGACATTGAGCATAACGAGATCAATCGGTATTGTATGGTTGGCTCAGACGGCAAAGAAGAAGTTGTTTGCTTTGTTGGATTGATCATAAAGATACCGTTCATTGAAATCCTGATTGGAGATTTCTTCACGGAATAAAAAAAAGCCCCTGCAAGGTTCCATTTAAGGTTCCTTGACAGGGGCTTAATTATTTCAACAGCAGGCTTTCTGCCTGTCTCCTTCTAGTCAATCCTTTGAGCACTCTACCGGCTGCTTTGTCCCACTTCAGGCACTCCAGCGCAGCCTCTTCCCAGTTCTTCTCATTAATCCTCTTCCTGAAGGTACTGATACGAAGATTACCTAGTCCACAGTTGTAGGCCCATGACAGCACAGCAGCCTGTCTCCTGGGCGGTTCATCCTTCAGACCGGGGCAGAGCTTCATCACGCCTACATAGAAGTACTCCATGTGCTCGTCTAAGCCCTTCTCGCACTGCTCCATAGTCCAGATTGTGTCTGGATTTATGTCAGGGCCAGTAGAGCCATAACCGATGGTCCAGGGATGTCCGCCTGTGCCCGGATCAGGATACGCTTTGACTCTACCGTCAGGCAGAACCTTAGCGCATCCTTCAAAGGGCTTGACTAGAACATTCTTACATAGTTCAATTGCGGGATTCACGTTTCTCAATGCTCCGACCAAGGAACCAGAAGGTAAGAATCATCATCAGCATACTGAAGTCATCAGCAGTCCAGATTTCTTGCATGACCTGCAAGGCGGGTAAACCACTATTGACAGCATACATGATGGTGACGATCTTGACAGCCGTATACAGACCGAAGAGCAACCAAGTGATACCGGGACGAACCAGAGCAGAGATAGAAGCAACCCACTTGTAAGCCTTCTTGTCGGCTTCGGCTTGCTGCTTGAATGCTTCTCCGATAGCATTTACTTGATGGATGCCGTAGTCGATGTACCTTTCTTCCATGCGGTACTCACCCCGCATCTTCTCTAGGTCAGTCTGAAGAGAGAACATCTTCAGTTCGTGGCTTCGTTCATCTTTGCGGTCAAGCCACTTCAGTACCTCCGGTGCCAGCCGGAACAGGCCACCGAAGATACTACCTAGAAGACCGCCTCCTAGCATTTCAAACATCTTATTCTTCCTCAGTCCTAGTTAAGCGGTTGTATTCTGCTAAGACCTGAGCACCAGTAATAGATCCTTCTTTGCTGGCTCTTTTCTCAAGAATCTTACCAACTTCTCTTACTGCGTCAGGGCGGCTGCGTAAAAGAACCTGCATTGCTCGTAATCCTCCCTCAGAGTACAGCACAGGAGCGGTCACAACAGCAGCCAACGCAGCAGGAGGGGAAGATAAAGCAGCGCCTAAGCCAAAGCCCTGGACGACTTGACGACCAGTCTGATACTGAGTAGCGTCTTCTCCAAGCTTCTCAAGAGCAGCGTCTGACAGTTCTTGACCACGGGCTTGGCCAGCAGCAAAGGCAGTCTTGTTACGGCTACTGTCCCGCTGACGAACAGCGGTAGAATATTGTTTAGGGGTGAATACACCGTTAGCAGCACCGGAGTTCGCTGCCGCAGTACGCATCACGGCGATATCTCCGTAAGCGTTGTCTACTCGACGAAGAGCAGAGGTCTGTTCAGGATTTTGACGACGAAGATTCTTCTTCATTGTCTCTAGTACATCAAACAAAGCATCCCCGATGTCTCGTTCTGCTTTAGTAGCACTATTCTTGTAGGACAGTGCTTCTTTCCTCAGATCAGACTCGATACCTTTGTATGTTTGTCCGTCAATCCTGGCGGAAGTCCTGAAATTCTGCAATACAATATTGTCTAACTTAGAAACAACTTCTGCGCGCTGTGAGGGGTTCAATCCCGCCTTATTGACAGCTTTTACCGCATCAGAATAAGTATCCGAAGTCATTGAAAACTTAATCTTTGATAAAACCTCGTCATACTTCCTGTCAATAATGTTGTTAGCCTCTTGGACAGCATCTCTACCAATGACATCAGCCGGAAGTTCAGAATTAACCTTCTTCAATGCGCTATTGATTACGCCTTTGTTGAATTGGAAAACTGCACGCTCTTTTGCGTTGCTGATGTAAGAGCCAACCAAAGGAACAACTTCTGCAAACCGTTCCACATCTTTGTACTGACCGCCGAGAATCTGCCCCGGTGTCATTTGAATGCCGAGGTCTTTCATTGTCTGCTCGGCTTTGCTAATCAGCGGGTTGGCTGCTTTACCGATTACCGTGGCGGCTGCTGATCCCAAAGCACCACCAACAGCACCACCGACTGCTTGACCGGCCTTTTCCTCAGTAAAACTGTCTTCAGACACCACTGGCTGAAGAACACCAGTGGCAGCGCCACCGGCAACGGCTTGACGGGCTTTAGAAACACCTCCTACAGCCTGTCCAGCCCGAAGCCCTACAGCAATGTTTGCAGGGTTCAGCACATTACCACCAAGACGAGCAATATCGAAGCCCTCTTCTCCACGAGCTTTTCTGGCCTCTTGATAAGCCTGTTCTTCGGCCTTAGCCATCTCGTCAACACGGGCAGCCTCGCGGCCAAAGAACTGACTAACCACATTAGGGGCCATGCCACCGGCAGAGGTTACAAACTCCAAGCCACGGGGGAGCAACTGAGCACCGGCAGTCAGCGGATCTTTTAACCCCATCAAGAAACCAGACTGAATCGCGCCTTCCCTCGGTGCTTTAGGAGTTTCAGAAGGAAAGTCCTCCTCTTTCGCTAATCCTGCTGAAATAGCTTTTTGTTTAATCTGTTCTTTCGTGGCTGTTTCAGGAACATTCCTGATAACCACACCATTCGGAAGGGTCACATCCATTCTTTTCCCCTTTAAGGAAGATCATTCCAGTTTACGGTCTTAGCTCCGCTGACTTGAGTCGGAACAGACTTTCCTTGTTCAACGGCCTTTTGTTGATCTTGAATACGTTTAATACCGCGCTGGATTTTTTCTTCGGCTTGTTTTAAGATACGCTCAAGAGCTTTCTTTTCGAGGGTAACTTCGCCTCCAACAACCTGCCGCAAGTAACGCAGTTCTTCAACACTATCGTTACCACCAAATTCTTGGAGCCTTGGAATAACGACTTCGCCAATAAGAGAACGATATTGTTCAGTATTAGCAAGACGGGCCTTTGATCCGATGGGGGTAAATTTAGCGAGTGCTTCCTGCATAGGTGCGTATCCGCCTGTATAAATACCCTGCGCAACAATGTCCCTAGCACTTTTTAAGGCTGTAAGCGCATCTTCCTTGCCTTGAATGGTTGCGGCAGCTTCACCAACAATTTTACCTGTTGCTGAACCGGTGGCTTCTCCTTGCTTCTTAGCAATCACGCCCATAATTTGGCCAAGACCGGCGCCAAGAGATTCTTCCAGTGTCTTACCAGCAGGCCCTAAATCCTTGATTGTTTCACCAGTAAGCGAGTTGATAAGAAGTTTACGACCACCAGCAGAAGTTACTTCTGTCTTCATTGCCTGTTCTTTAGGCACTTTCAGAAGATCAGCAACAACCTTCGGGTCTTCAGCGAGTCCAGCAGCTTCTTCCTGAGTCATGTCAGGGAATCGCTTGATTAGTGCAGCAGCACGAGCACTGGCAGCAGAAGCCGCAGCAGTTCCTTTACGCTTAGTTTCTTCAGTTTCTGCTACTGTCTTACCAAGTTTAGCTTCCTCAGTCATCATTTGACGAGCCTGCATCGCAGCCTGCTGTGCCATCTGAGGATTGACCTGCCGCAGAGCATTAGCATACTGCATCATGCCTTCAGCAGTCGTGGTATCGAACTGCTGTGCCAACTGACGCAATTGCGAAGCCTGCTCAAGCATTGGATCACGGGCGCCTAAGGCACGACCAATGCCAGTAATGCCTTCGTAGATACCGGCAGCAACACGCTGTTGCGGGTTGAGGTTAGCAAACTGTAAGGCACGCTGCCGATCAACTTCAGCTTGGGCCTGTTCAGGACTCATTCCTTGGTTCAGTAAACCAAGAAAAGGATTACTCATCATTCCGTCAGCCATTATTAACCTCCGAACAGTTTACCAATTAACTTAGACACCGGATCAGCCAAAGCGCCGACAACTGCGGTGTTTCGGTTGAAATCAGCAGCCTGCTGTGCAGCCTGTCCTTGTGCCTGGATCGCAGCAGCCTGACGAGCCGCAGCAGTCACAGGATTTCCTAAGCCAACACCCATCTCAAACGGCTGCATTCCTGTCTGTTCCACATTCGCGGCCTGACGGAAGCCAGCGTTGAACGGAGCCAGTGCAGATTCTTGTGCAACATAACCACCACGCTGAAGGTTAAGAGCACCACCAAGCAAGCCTTGTCCAAACTCAACTTGCCGCTGACCCATCTGCTGTGCCTGAGCAGCCAACTGAGCATTACGCTGCTGCTGTGCATTGTAGAAGGCTTCCATAGCCGGGTTAGCGGCACGCAGACCAGGAGCACCGCTAGGAGTGGCTCCAGTAGCGCCCATCGCAAGGCCGCCAGTACCGCGACGGAACTGCTGAGTCTGCAACTGTGCCAGAGCACGCTCATCCAGAGGAGCTAACAGTTCTTGCTGCTGTGCAAGATACTGCTGTGCCGCAGCCTGCGGAGTCTGTGCAACATATTGCTGTCCTAAGCCAAACAAGCCTTGAGCAGCTTGATTGACTTGACCTTGCATGGCTTGCTGCTGCTGTGCCTGTTGCAGTGCTCCGCCGGAGATACCCAGAAGAGCCTCACGCATAGCAGCCACATCAGGAGCCACTTGGTAGCCAGCGCCCATGAGTTCACCCGTGGGGCTAAACTGGAAGCCACTACGACCAAAGCGAGTGGTAACGCCTACGGGGCGGAACTGCGAAGCCTGTGCTTGTTGTGCGGCCAACTGAGCAGCGTTACTACCGGCCTGATTAGAGGCATAGATGTTGCCTGCGGTGCCGATCAGGTTACGGAACAGTCCGGTTAGATCAACGCCAGAGGTGGGAGCACCACCGGCAGCAGTAAAGCCGGTCTGCATTGCAGCAGGAATCGTACCTAACTGATTGTCGCCCAGCAAAGAGAAACTAGTAGCCATTAGTAGGTACCTCCATCAATGGTACCAGAGAATGTACCAGACAATGTTAGATTAGCCATCGTTGTGGTTCCCGTATGCGTTCCATTGTTAGCGTCAGGCTTAGAGGAAACAGCAGAGGCAATGTTATTGTACTCTGTGTCGATTTCCGTGCCCTTGATGATCTTGGAAGGATTGCCCGACACAAGACCGTCTTTAATAGCAAAGTTAGTAGTTTTGGTATAATTAGACACTTAGTTACCTCGTTTTTCCTACTTTGGTAAAGACATCAATCTTTTGGATAGATATTGGTCGAGTATTCACAGTGGTTTCAAAACCTAGCTGAATAACTTTACCAGCACCACCAATGTTGATTACCTTGTTGTCGAAAGCTGATCCACCGTATTCACCGATATTGTACTCGGCAATGTTGTATTCTGCAACAGCAGCGTTGGCTAGATTGAACTGTCGGCTGTTCAGAATATCACTGTAGTCATAACCGAACTTCAGCACCACAGGATAACCCTGTCCACCGATAGTCGTAATTCCAACCTTTTTCATAATCTTCAGTGCCGTGGGCACACCGAAGTCGAAGTAGTTGGTGTAGTATCGCATCACATAAGTATCAGTATTGTCTAAGTAAGTGTCATACTTACCGACATAACCTATCTTACCAAATAAAAGATCTTTATTCTGTTTGTAGCAGAAAGCTGTTGGTACGCTTCCATCCCATGTTGTAGCCCTGCTTGCACCGTTAGGCAACAGCATCCGAAGGTCAAAGCAGTAGGTTACTCCGGTGACAGGGAAAGTAATCAGATAGAAACCTTCCTTGTCTGAGTGTGTTGCCTTGATACCTGCGGCAGTCTCCAGAGCCATCGCAGCAACAACATCGTCACGCACATTTGCGCTGATGTCGCGCATCGGCGAAGACTTCTCCTGGATCACCCGTGACAGTGACTTGACACCGCTATCAGACAGGAAGTACACATCTGAGCCAGTGGCTACCACAGAGTCTCGTGCAAAACACCCAACGCCTGTGATCGTGTCTTGTAACTGTAGGCCAGCAGGGTCTTGAGCGTTAGCGTAGATCAGAATCTGCCTACGACCAAAGACGATCAGGAAACCATTATGGGCTGCTAGAGCAATGATTTCATCAGCACCGGCAGGCCAGATTTCTGCAATGTCTAAGGTTCCAGCAGTTCCAGTAGACAGGACAAAACCACTGAGTAGATCAGAAAACTGAATAGTTGTTTTGTTACTGGTGTTATTGGCTGACCATGTACGACCATAAGCACTAATAACGCAATTATTATGACTGACAGTTCCAACATATCCTGTCTTCTCCGATACTCTTCGGTAAGTTGAGTTAGACACAGCAGGATCAAAGATCAGTGGATCATGTCCAGACTGATATAGGTACAGGATACCATTCAGAGCAGCCATCTGCCAGTTGCTGTCAGTGATCGTCGGAGCAGTTCCTCCGCCACCGTAGGTCAACATCGTCAGCGTACTGCCGTTAAGCCTGAACAGTTTGTTGTTACCGGCAGCAATCGTGTACGAAGTACCATCAGCAGCAATCAACTCACCGATAGACTTGACAGAATTTGAGCCTAAGTCAGCGTTAGTCGTATGCGATGGACTCCAGCCTTTACGAGCACCTATACGACCAAACTTGTCAATTACACAATTAGTAGCAACAGTAGCAAAGCCAGATTCAAGTGAAACCACCGAGTCCTGCGTGTTAAGGCCGTAGAAACCCGGAGCAGCGATAGAAGTGGTTAACAGCTTTGCGACCATTATGTGCTCACCCAGGTAACTTGCTCATCGTAGCGATTGGCTTCAAGAGCAATAGCGTCTGACAGTGCAAGACGATACTTCTGATACAGTTCGCTGAAAGACTGTCCACCATCTTCACCTCGTTCAGCAACAGCGTTAGCATACGCTAACATCTGCACCAAGTGAGGAGGAACCTTAATCAAGTCACCGTTGGCAGACAGGTCCGTCTGAGGAATGTTCAGATTAAACCGGAGGGAATAGACCGCATCAGGCTGAGGCCAAACACGGACAACATTGTCGTCGTTACTGACACCGTCAAAGGCATAGTAGATCGGGGCAGCATTCTGGACATCAGCGAGATAATACTGTGTGTCCAACCAATCAGGAGACACCTGATACATGTGGACATCTTCAGTCTCATTCATTACTGCGTCAACCTTGAATCTTTGACCAGAACCTGTCAAAGTATAAGACTGTTGACCTGATACAGTAGGTACGACAATCGTTTGACTTAAAGCATTCCATGAATAAGCATCTTCAATCTCACGCTTTGCGTCATTGACTAAGACACCAATCAAAGAACTATAAGGAGTGTCACCAACAGATGAAACTTCTGTTTCCCTAAGTCTTATAAGGACATTATTAACAAGTTGTAAATAAGTTGTTGCCATTAGTATTCCTTGGTGTCTTTATAAGCAATCATTATACAAGAAGTATAAAAAACAGTCAATAGGTGTATACACTAGTGTTGTACACGAACAACAAACTCAGCGATTGCAAACAAAGTTGCTAACAATGCCCATGCACCCATGCCCATATTGACCCATCGTTCAACCTTACGGTCTACTTTGTGTATCGTCTTATCAAGTTCTTCCGTCTTGTCTTCAAGATTTGTAATGCGTACACCCTGGGCATTCTGACGCTCTTCAACGAGGATCAGACGAGTAACAGCATCAGTTAGTTTGTCTACTTTGCTTTCAATACGCTTCAAATCCTCGTTGAATCCGCTATCCATTTTTACTTCTTAGCCTTCTTCTTGGACATTCCCGCCTCGCTGAGGGCGATGGCGACCGCCTGCTTGCGGCTCTTGACTACTGGGCCTTTCTTGCCGCTATGCAGTGTGCCTTCTTTGTACTCGCGCATGACTGTCTCTACTTTAGACGGTTTCTTCTTCATAAGTTCCTCGCAATGTATTCATAAACATGATAACAAAGAGCAAGTAGAAATACAATTCCTAACAGATAAAACCCGTTAGCAACCATGTCTTTCTTTCGTTGTTTTGCTACTTTTGCGGCTTGTTCCCGTTGTCTTTTAATCTTAACTCGTTCAGCCACCATTGACTGATAGGCTTCCTGTCCATACACACCAGCGATAAGAATATAGAGTTCATACTCCATCTTCTTTAATTGTTGTCTGTGTACGACAATGTCTAAGGCTTCCTGCTCAATTGATCCTTTACCAAGAAACTTGCCTTTCTTGAGGTCTTTTTCTTTTTTGGCAGCACTTTCGTTAAAAGATTGGACAGCCGAGTACCATTTACCTAACTGTCCTGCTACACTTTCTATTTCTTTGCCAGCCTTCACCAGCTTCTGTACGGTATTGAATGCCGTTACAGCTACTCCGAAGGCTGTTACTGGATCAATCACAACATCTCCTTAGGGCTGCTCAGGCCACTGAACATTCCAAGGAAAGCCCTCCTGAGCAGTTATGTCACGCAACGCCTGACGATGTGCTGCCCAAGTTGCTTTATCTACAGGAGCATCCGCCACCTGAGTCCAGTCACAGTCAGCAAGACGCTTGTTGCGATCATCACGAACTGCTTTTGCTTTCTCAGAGTCCTTCTGAGCCTTATATGCAGCTTCTTGCTCGGCAGCGGTTTGGGCAGGCTCAGTATCCGTTGCAGGACGGTCAGTAAAGATCGGCCCAAGAACGTGCTTGGTGAACCACTTGCCGTCAATCTGCTCCACGCCTTGACGCATGGAGAACTGATAAACAGTACCTCCGGTGGCCTGGGGGCCTTCGAAGACCACATCAGCCCCCAAAACCTCTAGCACCTCGTCTGTGGTGCGATCCCATGACGGGCCACCGTTGTCTTTGGCCCAACGCCGGAGTTCGTCCTCCAACATCACTTGGCCCGTGGCCCTGATTCTGATTTCCATGATTGCTCCTTATGCGTACTTGTAGAACGTAACAGTTGTCGCGCCACAAGTCCTGATTGCGTGTTGCGCGGGGCATCCAGTTTCTTTGACCATCTGAATCGCTGTCAATGCTCTCTGTCTTGCTTCTTGCTTCCATGCGTCAAGTCGCAAATCACTCATTGACAACCCAAACTCAGGCAGATACTTCTCAAGACTCCTGCGAGAGATTTTGAAAGTCTTTAGTTCTCTGACAACATCCTCACCCGCTATCTTGAACATTCTTGCAAACTCAGCCACTCGTTGTCGAGCAGATTCCTGCTGAACACTCTTTGGCATCTTCAAGCCTCGAAGACTCTCCCACTCAGGCGTGTAGTCAATCAAGGTGTTTGACCCAACGCCGTACTTTTTGGCAAGACTTCTCAAAGACGCGCCTTCAAATCGCTCGTCCAAGATGGCGAAGATGTATTTTCTTGTGCCATTTTTGATAGCCTCTGAAATCTTTGCCGCACTCTCTGGGGTATGAGGCTTAAAAATCTTTGGGCCACCAAATGTTTCAAAGTGGCAGTTGTATAGATGAGCCTTGTCCTCATCAAAAGCAGCAAACCACTCAGACTCTTTTGCTTCGATCTCATCGGAAGGCGCAGAGTCAACAACCCGAAACTCAAATGCACTCTCGCCGTGCTTCTTAAACGATGCTTGCAGGCGCGGATTGCCGTGAATGCCTCTACGCAACTCGGAGAAGTGACAACGCTTACGCGCAGCAGGATTGTTAGTCCTGCCGATGTAGAACTTCCCCGAGTTCTTGTTCTCAATGACGTAGATGTATTCCATCAGGAAATTGCAAGTCCGATATATGTGGCATTGTTGACGTTCAAATTAAACGTGGTTTCCTGATTAACGATGAAACCAGTCGAGTCTGTGTCAATGGCATCCACACCAGTTACTTCTGCCGCTGTTGAGTTAAGATAAAGCGCAGGATCATTACCAGCAACTATCCCCCGTGCGCTATCGAAAATTACCCAATTCCCGGTAGAGTCGGTGCGCTTAATCAAAACTAGCCGACTTCCACCAGTAAACCCGCAGTTGATTGTCTGAGAAGAGCCGTTGCCAGTAAACGAAAACACCTTGCTGACGCCGGGGCAGG